CAGGATTTATTACCAACCAGTCTTGTTCTATTAAATGGTTAAAAAGTAATTTCGCATCAAATCTATCTTCAAAGCGAATCATATTTTTTTGTTCTGTATTTTTTATCAGTATTATTTTTCTATTCTTTAGTTTTTTCTTGTATTCTGGGGTAAGTAATAAATCATTATTTATTTTTATCTTATCTAAAGTACAATTTATTATAGTAGTATAATTTTCTACTCGGTGAAAAGGTCTTTCATAATCTATTATTTGATTTTTTAAGTTATATATTGTATCCCGTTTTATTTTAATAATATTTCTATACGGTACAAATAGTTTAATTATATTAGAACACATATCATTTTCTTCTATTTCATCAAATAAGATATATTTTATATTTATATTATCTTTGTAATTTTGTAGAATATTAAATATACAAAATAGATTATGTCCCACATTCCCCGTAGAAAAACTATTATGTAAAAATATACATTTATCTTCTATTACTATATTTTTTGTGTCTATTTTTAATTTATTATAATTTTTTATTATACGTGAATATATTTTATGGGGTATAGTTTTAGATAAATCTGTATTTTCTCCATATTCTTGAAACTCTCTAACATCTTGTTCTATAAATGTATTCGAATTAACTATTAGTTTATTATTTTTTAGTATAGATATTTTGGAGATCCATAAATGTTCGATAAAATCATAAATATCCAGTGTCTCATGTATTTCACCACTTTTCAATTCAATTTTAGGGATATCTTTTAATTCTTTTTCTATATTTTTGAAATTATTTGTTTTTTCAATATCTTGTATTTCATTTTCACGTATTTTATGAACTATATCTTCTCTACGAAAGTTTCTTCTTCTATTGAATCTTCTCCTCATATTTATAACTGTTTATAATTATCCAGATATTTTTTAATATAATCTTCAAACTCAAAAATACCTGTAATCTTTCCACAATGAACAGATATAATATTATCTTTTTCAATTATATTACAGTCTCTTAAATCACACGATGTTTTTTTTTTACATTTATATGAAACAAAAAAATCTTCATACTTGAAATCTTTTAAAAAATCTTTATAATATTTGTCTACATCATTCTCCATAAGTTTTTTTATCTCTTCAACTTTTTCTTCTGATACTTTGTAATTTATTATTTCATTTACATTTTCACTTTTTATTAAAGGAGTATATTTTACATGTGTTAATGTATATAGATTATCATCCCTCGGGAAAATTGAAAAAAAATCTCCATCCATAACAGTTATGGCACCATAATCTCTTTCTTTATTTATTCTTGAATAAACTAAACTTATTGTTAACTCATAAATACAATCTTTATCTATTCCCAGTGAATTAAAAGAACAATCAAGTAGTATATCACATTCTAGATCATTATTTATTTTTATCTTTTTATTTTCTTTTTTTATGTCATTGACTGTATAATTAAAATTAATTTCTGATTCTGATATTAATGATTCAAAATATTTCTTTACTTTATGGGAGTTTATTATTTTTTCATTTGTATTAATGAAATCTCCATCAATATTTTTTAAGAAGTCATTTTTATCTATAGTATGATTATAAACATCATCATTAGAGAATATTTTAATATATGTATTGTAATCTAATATAGAATCTTTAGAAATACAATAATAATTATTATTTATTTCATCAATTGTCTCTATGTACTCTTTTATAAATCTATTGTAATTGCTTTTACACAATTCTCTGGTTTTATGAGAACGTGGATAATGATAGCCTATATGAAGTCTATTTTGATTATAAAATGATGAATTATTTAATATTTCACTACATTTTTCAATAAGTAATATATCAAACTCTTTATAATACTTTTTTATATAAGAATATATATGTAGACCATACCAACCAGCACCTATAATTATTAGTTTCATTTATAATAAAATTATATATTAAGATATATTATTATACGTAAATGGATAAATCTGTAGAAATATTATCTTATGAAAATACAGATTTAAGATTCGTAATACATACAGTATTTATTTTAAAAGAAAATATCTTATTTTTAGAGGAATGGATTAATTATCATATTTTATTGGGATTTAACTGGTTTTATTTATATGATAATTCTAAGGTTAATAAAATAAGTGGATTTGATGCACAAGAATTTGGACAGGAAGAAGGTGGAAAATATATTGTATATAATAAAATCAATAAACATAATGTAAACTATGATAAAATAGTAAACATGACTCAAAAAGATATGGATGATTATGTCAAGAAATTATGTGAAAAATATAAATGTATTGATATAATAGAATGGTCTCCAAAAGATAAAGAAGGAAATATATTATATAATCAAGCAGAAGCACATAATCATTGTTTAAAAAGATTAAAAAAAGATAATATTGATTGGTGTGCGTATATAGATATGGATGAATATATTGTAATTAAAGATTATGATAATATAAGTCAATACATAGAATCCTTATCATCTGAAATAAAAAATGTGAAATTAGGTCAGATAAGGTTTGAATCTAGATTTCATAATTTAGATAAACTGGTTACAGAAATAACTTTATCTGAAAATGAGAATTATGATAGAAATCACAGTAATAAAAATATATTTAATGTTAAAGATACAATTAGCACAGATATACACGAAGTTGTCTTAAAAAATCAAGAAAACGAATATTTACCACCTTTAAATGAAATATGGTTTAATCATTATAAATTAGATAAAAAAAATACGTGTTCATATAATAAATTAAATGAAACCAAAGATATAAATAATATCAAAATCAAAATTAATAAAGAATCATTTATACCACTAAAATAAATATTGTCTAATACTAATAATGATAATAGATCAAAAAGATTGCATTAAAGAAATTGTAGTCTATGAGAAAAAAGAAAAACGTAAAAATGGAGGTATTTTAACAAAGTCTATGATAGGTTTGCCTTCTAAGAAAGAAGGATATATTCATGCTGCTAAGGGATGGAATAAAGATGGTTTTGAAGATAAACTCACTAAGATTCCTAAAGGATCTAAAAAGTTTAAAAGAACTAAGAATAGATATGGTGATAAATGGGCTGAAGAGTTCTATTGTAAGAAACCTAAGACTAAAAAAGAATTAAAAAAAGAGAAAACTATAAAGAAAGGATTAGTGGGTAGTTTGCATACTATGAAATGGTATATGAGATCTAAAAAGTATTGGTTAAAGATAAAAGATTTTGAAAAGATGAAGATAGGTGAAAAGAAAGATATCTTAATGTTAGATAGGAATGTTTGGGATGTATTAGATAAGAAATCTAAGAATAAAGCATTTGAACCTCAGAAGTTCTTTATTCATTCAAAAGCTACGTTTGAATATTTAGGAGATATGAAAATAAGACTAACTTATAAAGTAGGTAAGAAAAAAGAGAGTGATGATGTAGAACTTCACGTGAATTATAAAAGAGGATTATGGTATCCTTTAAAGAATGGTATCTTACCAGCGAAAGATGAACAAAATGTTTTTACACTTTTAGGTAAAGATAAACCGTGGCAGAAGTTTAAAAAAGATACATTTATGGGTGTAAGAGGACCATTCATAGAATGGTCAAATGTTAAGAAATTACCCAAAGTATATATTATGGGTGAATAATGGGATCATAAATGAAAAAATAAAATGTATTATCTATAATAAAATGAGTCAAACTTGTTTTGAATTATGTCAAAGTATGATTAGTGAATGCGAATTAAGTTCAGTTGAGATAGTTGGACCACCATTATGTGATACAAACTGTGAAACAGGGTGTTCATCAGATTTATGTTTTACAGAATCATCAGGGGCATGGACCGATGGTCCTATATGTGGTAATGGTACAAGTGTTTGTTGTTGTGAAGAGGATTGTAGTGATTATCATGCTGAAATACTTTCAGAGTATACAGGGATTGATAAAGATTTGATAAAATATGTAATAGGTGGTGGTGGTATGGTTTTATTGGGTATAATTTATCGTATGAAGAAACAAATTACTCCAGATAATACTGAAAAAGGCACAACTCATAATTCACATCTAACTATGAATTGCTGTTGTGGTTCTCCACCTGAAAAAAAGAAAAAAAGTTTACAAGAGGGATCTCTTGATAAAGAAGAAATAGAAAGTAATATTGGCGTAGCTCCAATGGAACCAGATAATAAAGAAGAAAATATTATGCCTTAATATATGAATAACTTATTGCATCCTGGTAAAATAGCCTTTCTATTAGGTATAGTATCATTAGTTCCTCAAGTTTATAAAACTTTTAAGACTAAAGATATAGATTCTTATTCACTTGTTTTTGCGATTTTAGGATTATTATCTAATGCGTGTTGGATTTTAAATGGTTTATTTTATACAAATGATATGCCTATTGTTCTAAGTGGTCTTAGTTGGGTTCTTTTTTATATGTATTTAGTTTATCTTATAGTTGGACAGAGACTTGAAGTATTTGTAAGAGGTGAAGCAAGAGATATAGATCATTTTATACGTAAACATCACCTTAAAGATATTTTTAGTTATTTTGTATAAATAAGTATGATTATAGAAATCTTAGGTTTTATATTTTTTACATTTATCTTTATCATCTATATAGAACATGATATAGGTAATATAGTATTTAGACAAGATAGTTCAGGAAAAATTGTGTTTACACTTTATGGTTTAGCAAGTTACCTCTTAGATCCATTAACTAATTCATTTTTATGGAATTGGGAGTTATTAAGATATAATTATATAATATGGATTATTATATACTTAAATTTGATATATTTTGATATCTTTTAAAATATAAAAATATGAATTTTATTGAATCTATACTATTCCTTGATACTAAAGATTTTATCAACGAAATATCTAAAGAGCTAGATTTAGATAAAGATATAAAAGCTGAACTATTAAAGAATATAATGAAATCTAATTATTTTGTAGAAAAAAAAGTAAAGAATAGATATTTACATTTAATGAGTAAAAATAAAAATCGCGTAAATATAGGAGAAATTAAATATAGAATAGAATTGTGAATACAACCTTTCTTTAACATTGTTAAGGATAAATTGTATATTTTGTGATTATATCATATTTTAGTAAGAACTTAACAGTATATAATTTCTGTGTATGATTAAAATGAATATATCATGATTTGTATCTTATTTGTGATTCAGAAGCTTAGTTCTTCATTTAAAAATATATAAATCGGTATAATATTCTCTTAACTTTATTTTTTTATTTAAAGATTACAAAAAATAATCTTTTAATTTTATCTATACATTTATATTATGGAAGGATTTGATAACAGTAGTTATTATAGTTTAGAACAAACAGATGAAAAAATGTACAAAATTAATAATAATATTACAATAAAAGATGGTAAAAGAGATTATAAAAATAATTGTAATATTTCTTTAGAAACTCCAGAGATATCAAACTCGCAAAATGTTCTATGGGGTTCACAAAAACCGATTAAAGAAACTTGCCCGAATATTAGATCTTTAAATGAGACACCAGTTCACTATGCTTGGAATAATTTTACAAAAAGGATAAGTATTGTAGAGTAAATATTAAATAATTATTTAAGAGATATATATATATATCATAAATAAATGAAAAGAAGTAATAAAACTGTTAAGACTAAAGATATTTTTCATGATAAGATAACTATACATAAAATAAAACATAAACATTTTGAATGTAAAGATATGTCTGTAAAAGATTGTGATAAAGAGTTTGAAGAATGTGATACTTGTAAACCTAAAGATAACAAAAAGTTCGGATATTTACAATTATATTATGGGAGATCTCCATTTGTATATGTAACTACACCCATAATGGTTTGTCCATTTGGTTTAAATAAAGAAAATTGGTCAATGAATCTACAATTTACTGGTATAAAAGAGTTAGCTGAAATGAAAAGCTTTTTTGATTTTATTCAGAATCTAGAATATTATCAGATGAGTTTATTAGGATTAGATGAAACTGAATGTGATAGATTTATATCACAGATAAAACATGATAAAAAGAAAATATATGATCCGAATCTTCTTGTTAAAATACCATTTTCATATAATAAGTTTAATACAGATATATATTCTGATGAATATTCAGGAATAAATATATTTAATATCTCTAAGTTTAGTAAAATGAGATGTGATATTTATTTAGATAAATTATGGAAAGCAGGAGAAGTATTTGTAGGTAAGTGGAAGGTGAATACTATACATCTTGTTTAAAATTATATATAATTAAAGATTTGCGTTAATAACTATATAAATTATTATTATTAAAGATTATAATGACGGATATTTATTTATTAAACTCACTAGACTATAATAAGATAGTTTATAAATCTCCAATAAAGCAAGGTAATTATTATTATTCTGCAATAACTTATGATGGAGACAAGCCTCTTTATTTAGAAACACCTAATGTATATAGTTCTAAAAAACTCATTGAATGTGAAAATACTCTTTCTGTTAAGATTTCTCCGGAAGATTTTAGTGTTTATGATAAATTATTAGAATTAGATGAAAATAATGTTAAGTGTACAACAAATAATAGTGAAAACTGGTTTAAAAAGAGTCTTCCAGAAGAAATTGTTAGAGATATGTATAAAAGAATTACCGAACCTATTGTTAAAGATGAACTTCCTAAAATAGAATTAAGAATACCTAGAATGAAAGATAAGATAGTATGTGGAATATTTAATAAAGATGGTATCCCTTTGGCTAAAGAAGAGATAAATTGTGATACAGAAATTAAGTGTATTTTACATGTAAAGGGTTTAAAGTTTCTTAAGAAATATTTTTATTGCGATGTCTACATTACACAAATTAAACTCGCTGAACATAAAATATATAGTATACCCGATAAATGTTTATTTAGTGAATATGATGATAACAGATTAAGTTTACCCGAAGATGTAATAGATACTGAAATGATAAAAGAGATTGAATCTGAAAAAATTAAAAATGATGAATTACAAACAAAAAGAAATGAAATAAATATAGTAAAGAATGAAATTAAAATATTAGAAGAAAAACTACAATTATTAAAAGGAGAATATGATAAAATAAACAATGATTAATTTACGTATTTTTTTTTTATATTGTAATATATAAAATGGGTTTTAGTTTTTCTGAATTAGATAAAATGCCTCAATGGTTGAAAGTAATTCTTATTGTTGTTTTAGCTGTTGTTGTTGTTCGTTTCTTGATGCCTGAAGTTTACAATGATATTATGGGTAATTTTTCAGGAGTTTTACCTCAAAACTTCGTATATGTTGAGCCATTTACTGATTTTGCTTCAGTGCCAGGGGCTCCAGCAGCATCTGAAAGTTTAAGTGATGGTCAAGCAGTTCCTAAATCTGTGGAAAATATGGGAAGAACTCCTTCTTCATGCTATCCCCAGCCTTCTCTGACATCTGAAGATTTACTTCCTAAAGAAGATTCACAGGCTATTAAAGATTTTAATGTTGCTAAGCCCGCTGGAGAGGGTATTCTGAATGGTGTTAATCTCTTAGATTCCGGATTTCATATAGGTGTTAATACCGTTGGACAGAGTTTAAGAAATGCTAATTTACAAATTAGATCTGAGCCTCCTAATCCTCAAGTTCAGGTAAGTCCATTCTTGAATACTACTATCGGTCCAGATCTTATGAGAAAACCACTTGAAGATGGAGAAGGTTGTGTAGCTAATCCTGGATTAGCTCCTGAATTACCAGGGGCTTCAGGATCGGATGCTCCCGCAAGTGCTTAAATATTAATTAAAGATATATTATATAATATTAATAACATTCATGTCAACAAAATTTAAATCTGATCCTTATAATCCTAATAATCATTATATTACTTCTGAAGATGTCCTTAATATTTTCTCAAAAGTTAATATTAAAGATATTAAAATTAAAGATTTATCTCTTTATCAAATAGCATTTAATCACAAATCTTATTGTTATATGAAAGATTATGAAGAGTATGAAAAACCTGAAAATTGTATAGAGCTTCAAAAGACTAGTTATGAAAACATGGAATTTTTAGGTGATGCTCTTTTAGATGTTGTCATTGCTGAATACTTATACAAGAGATATAAAGATCAAAATGAGGGATTTTTAACTAAGATAAAAACAAGACTCGTCAATGGTGAACAAGAATCTTATTATAGTAATTGTTTAGAGATGAACTCATTAGTATTATTATCTAAACATGTTGAAGATAATTGTGATGGAAGAAATAATACTCATATTCTTGAAGATGTATTTGAAGCTTTTATAGGATCTATATATCTCGATACAAATGATTTTCTTATTGTTAAAAGATTTATAATTAATCTTATAGAAAAATATGTAGATTTCCCTGATCTTATTATGAATGATAAAAATTATAAAGAACAAATTATGAAATATCTTCAACATAATTATAATAGTAATCCTACATATGAACATCTACCCTTGGAGAATGATATTTTTAGATGTAAAATTATTCATAATTTAAAAGAATTAGCTATTGGTGAAGGTAAAACAAAAAAAAAAGCAGAACAAGATGCTGCTTATAGAGCATTGGTTAGTGAAAATGTTTTAAGTGATAATTAATAATATAATATATAATATATATCTATGAGCGAAAAAATGAAAAAACTAGTCATTAATAGTGAGGTTAATGATGTTCTTGATCAATATTTTGAGGGAGAATTAGATATGATTAAACTTTCTAAAGTTGAAAAACTTTATAATGAAGGAACTATTAATGAGAATATGAAAAAGTTTTTAAAGAAATTAAAACAAGAACATTCAAAGTCTAAAAATAATACATCTAAATATAAAATTATTTATCGTTTAGATAAACCTGTAAAGAAAAAAGTTGAAGAAAAACAACTAATTATAGATGATAGATTAAATGAGATAATTAATGAGTTCTTTGCTGGTATTCTAAAGAATATTTCTCCAAAAAAATTGTCCGAACTTGAAAAACAAGATAAAATAACATCAAGTGAATTTAAGATTTTAAAGAAAATAAAACAAACTTATTCAAAATTAGATGGTAATGTCGAGGGTATTATTAAATACGATCTGAAAGAAGGATTAAAATTAGAGCTTAAAGAAGATCATCAAGAAGAAGAAAAATCTCCTAAATCTCCAACAGAACCACCTCCATGGTGGAATAGCACAGAAGATCCGACATACGCCCCTGATTCTCCAGGTGGTCCAGGAACTTTAACTTTAGAAGAAATTAATAAACTAGATGACCCTACATATGCTCCTAGTTCTCCTATATCATTACAAGAGAATGAGTTTTGGTCTAGTGATTCTGAAAGTTTAAAAGATTTTTTAAAAGATAAAGATATTAAATGGTCAAAGATCAATGATATAGAATATTATGATGGTGATTCATTCGGTTTAGGAGATTCTTTAATATTTGTAAAACTTAATGATAAAACTATAGGATATTTTTATTTTGATGATGAATCTCCTGATTCTGAAGATAATACTATACGCAACTTATATGATAAAAATAAGAAAATAATAGGTAAAATAAGTATTGATCTTAATGAAATAGGATATCCTCCTAAAAAGATTATATATTTTAAAGATGAAGTAGTTCCAATAACTAAACCTAAAGTTCAAAATAAGAAAGAATATACAAATGTAAAGTATATAAGTTCTCACAGAAAATCTTTCGTTAAGTTTATTAATGATGGATATTATAAGGAGATCTTAACAAAAACTAAAGATGAAGATTTCTTAGATGTTTATCAAGTTCTTGTAAAGAATTATTTATCTTTAGAAACTCCTTATAGAGGCTTATTAGTTTATCATGGTTTAGGAACAGGTAAAACTGCTAGTGCTATATCTACCGCAGAAAATCTATCAGATGATTTAAGAATAAGAACTTTACTTCCAGCATCATTAGAGGGAGAGTTTATTAAAGAAATTAAGAAATGGGGAAAGAATGAAATAGATATGAAGAATACTTTGTGGAGATTAATTCCTTTTATAGATATTGAAAAAGATAAAGAAGTTCGTGTTAATATTTTTAAAAAATATAAAATCACACCAAAAATACTGAAAAGAGTATTTAATAAAAGTAAAGCTATTGTGAAAAAGAACATTGTTAATGGATTTGTGGGTGTAAAACCCGAAAACTTAGCGAAAAAATTAAATGATGAATATAAACAGATAGAAAGTGATTTAATAAAAGCATATGGATTCTGGATTCCCGATGAATCAGGTAGAAAATATGATTCTCTTAATGAATATGAAAAGATAGTTTTATCTGAACAAACAAGTGAGATTATACTTTTAAAATATAATTTTATTCATTATAATCCATTGCCACGAATTAAAGGATATGAAAAAGATGATATTAATGAGAGCACAGATTTAGACATTCAAGAGCTTTATGAGTTTATGAATGATGAAGAAATAAAGATATCACAAACAAGAAATGGTGAAATTGTTCAAGAATTAGATGAAACTCTTAAATATAATAGAGAAAATTATAATATTGATTCACCTTTCCATAATGAAGTTATTATAATTGATGAGGTTCATAATTTTGTAAGAAAGATATTAAATAATAGTGGTCCTTCAAGACAATTTTATGAATGGATTATTAATGCTGAAAAGATAAAACTTGTATTTTTATCTGGTACTCCTATTATTAATAGACCATGTGAGATAGCTATTCTTTATAATATGTTAAAGGGAGCAATTAGAGTATATACATTTTCTATAACTACTCCTAAAGATAGTGATGACATTACTCATGAACTGAACAAATTAATATATGAAGTATTATCTCCAATTGATTTATTCTTTGTAAAAAAAAATGAAGGTCAAACACTTATATCATTTACTCAAAATATGACTAACTTTGTTGCTGTAAGAAATCCAGAAAATGGACTAATTTATACTGCGAAAGAACATGATTACAGTTATGAAGATTTTATAAAAGAGATATTTTATGTTCTTAAAAAAATATTCAAAGAAGATGAGATAGTTCCTACAATGAAACAAGCTTTAGAAATAAAGAAAGATAAAGAAGTAATATTTAATGATTCATTAAACTTAGTATTTAATCGTAAACAAAAATTATTTGATTTATTTGTGAATAATGAATTATTAGATTTAACAAATAATGAAAAGTTTATGGAATATTTTTTTGATGAGTCATTAGAGATTCCTGATCCTAAGAAAACTCTCTTAAGGAGAATGTTAATGGGATTAACATCTTATTATCCTATTGACCGTTCTAAAGTAGTTACAATGCCTACAATTGTAGCACCTGAAGAAAGAGTTGATATATTTGAAGATTATACAATAGGTAAGAGTATGAATATAATATTGTGTCCTATGACTAAAATTGTATTAGAAAAATATATAAGATCATGGTCAGATGAAAAAAAGAAAGAAGATTTTAATAGAAAGAAAAGAATATTCGGAGAAAATGATGAACAAATAAAAGATTATAATATTAGAACAAGACAAGATTCAAATATAGTTTATGCGAATGATGATTTTAGATATCAACGAAATAGTGATCTTAAAAGTAAAGAGAAAAAAGAAGTTTATTCTGAATTAGAAAGAACAAAATCATTACATTTTGAAAATAATCTTAAATATTTATCTCCTAAAATGTATAAAATCTTAGAAAATATTGGGAAATACAAATCGGGAGATACTCCAACAGGAAAAGCATTAGTTTATAGTCAATTTAGAGGAGATGCTGGATTAGAAGCTTTTGAAGAAGTCCTTAAGATAAATGGTTACACTAAATATGATCCAAATAATAGTGTTTATGATAAAAGATTAAGATATACTTTTATTACTGGACAAGAAAAAGACACTGAAAGGAAAAAAAATAAAGAAGCATTTAATCACATTGATAATAAATATGGTGAATATATTCAATTAATATTAATATCTGAATCAGGAGCTGAAGGTATATCTTTAACATGTGTAAGACAAGTTCACATATTAGAACCCTATTGGAATAATGTGAGAATAAATCAGGTTTTCGGAAGAGCCATAAGATTACATTCACATGATGATTTAGAACCTAAAGAAAGAACTGTTGAAGAATATATTTATTTAACTGTACTACCTAAGGGTAAAAATGCGAGAGAAATATACGATTCTATAAAAGAATGGGATAATATTGGAGAGATTAATACTGATAAGTTTGTTGAAGAATTAAGTAAATCAAAGAATAAAGATACAAAAGATACAATAGATTCTATACTCACAATAGGTAATTCGATAGATATAGAGATTTTTGATATAATGGAGAATAAGTTTAAGATTTCTGAAAAAATAACTGAGATTATAAAGACTTCAGCATTAGATTGTATTCCTCACAGTCGTGATGATAAAACTCTAAATGAAAAATGTATAAGATTTAGTAATTCATTAGAAAATGAAATATCATATTTCCCGGGTATTACTTCTAGTGAGCTAATATATATTGATAGACAACAAATAAAGGCTAATTTTCATGAGTTCATTAAGCCCGATAATCATATACTTTTAGGAGATAATAATAAATATTATTATTATAGAAATATAAAAGAAGATACTGATGTGAGATATTTAAAAGAAAACTCAAGAATTATGTGTGAATTAGATAGTGATAAAATGGAAGCACATGTATTTTTTGAAGGTAAACATGAATTAACAGATGAATTAGGTAAATATTTTTCTGTATATCAAGATATTTATGATATATCTAAATATAGTGATAATATTTTAGATAAAAAGTTTCCCAGTTTAGATGATATACTATCCTGCAATAAAACAGCACATAAAATCAAGTATAATATGAATGATACTTATTTTTATTCAGAAAATGTAGAGAATAAAATTAGAACTATGATAAAATATGATGAAAAAGATGAATGGACACCTACTAATTTTATAGTATATGAGGACGAATTATATGAAGTAAGTAATTAATTTATTACTTGTTTTAATATTAATATAGGACTTTCATTTATATTTATTATTTTATCACCTTTATTTATTTTATAATCTTTAATATTATCTAAGAATATATTTTTATTATTTTCAATATTTTTTATAATTAATATATTATTATTAATTTTAATAGTATCTCCCTTCTGACATGTATTATTTGTGACTTCAATATTATCTTCATTAATATTTTTAATAATCATAGAATCAATTTTTATAAAGTATTTTAATGAACTCATTATCTTTATCTCTGTTTTATCTTTTAAACTTAAAATATTATCATCAATAGGTATGAACTCTAAATATGTTCTATCATTCAAATTATGTGAAGATAATAATTTAAGATATATATCATATCCATTTATATTAATTATAATTAATGGATTACTAAATAAAATACTATTATCCTTTACTATTATAAGATTATTTATACAATAATCTCCAGATTTTATGATAAAATCAAAATCATAAATTGAATCGTTATCTTTAATGAATCTATTTGCGACATTTAAAACTAAACTTATATTTTGAGAGTTTTTTTTATTATATGGTTTATAACTTTCTATCTGTAATTGAAGTAATTTTCTATTTAATATTACTATATCATCAGTTTCTGTATTCTCAAATGCTTCAGTTACATTCTTTTCATATATTTCTTTGAAATATTTATCATCTGATATATCAATTTTATATTCATCTTTTATAAGTTTACAGGCTAAATCATATATATAATTTTTATTTATATTAGAATAATATTTATCATAAAGTGAACTCATTTTATAATTATTATGAATTAAGTTTTAAATATTTACAGATCTCTTCTAGCACGTGATTCATATAATCTATTTAATCTAGATTGTATTTGAGCACGTTCATCATTTCTATTTTCTTCTTTTATTTCTGAAGTATTATTCTTTTTAATTGATCTTAGTTTACTCTGTAATATTTCTGCTTCATCTGTATTAGAATCACCCATAATTTTCTCTTCTTGAGAATCTATTATATCATCTCCTAAAGATTTATTAAATATATTTTTCCATAATATAAATGTAATTATTATAACTAAAATACTCCACTTTACTGATCTTTTTAATAATTTTAATCCATTTATGTCACAATCTTTACTTCCATAGATAATAGCTAGAATATTATAAATAACTACTAAAAATATAGTTGTGAAAGATTTTATTTTAATATCTTCTGTATTAATTATGATATATATCAAAAATAATGTAATTATTAATCCTATCCCATAAACAAACTTTGTATTTACACTACCATCTTTAAAATCTTTAAAGTTTAATATACAAAAGAATACAAATAATATGAATGGAAATAAAATATCGCTAAATTTAGATATTAATGAATAGCCTCTTAAAAAGATCCAAAAATTATAAAGTAGAAGTAAAAATAATATTGTATATTCTCCTAATTCATATATCTTAATATTAGATACAAGTTTCAATAAAAAGAATATTATCAATATTGAATAAATAATTATATATCTATGTAATGTACCTGTAATATTTTCATTAAACATATCATACTCATCTGTAAAATCCCATAATTTTAGTATTAAATATAATATATACAAAAATGTAAAAAGTGTTAATCCATATTTACCTCTAATAACATGTGTTCTTTTTCCAATATATATGATTATAATGAATAAAAATATTAATGATATTATTTTATATATGTAATGATTTATTTGTTTTTTCTTATAATTAGAATCAGGTGATTCTGGAGATGCTAATGAAATATATGTATGATATATATATATCATAAAATAAAACAAACATATAAATAGGACACCACGACCCTCACCATTAATTAATTCTTTATAATATTCTTTATTCAACAAAAATGCTAAACATATAAGATTAAAAACTCCTAATACTATTACAAAAATATCATATATCTTATTTGTATTTCTGTTAATATCTTGATTTATACTAGTAATTATTTCTTCTTTATTTTTAACTTTTGTTAAAATTAAGATTATTAATACAATATTAGTGTAAAGTATAAATGCTGAAGTA